GGTCTATACGCTTACTTTCGATCTCCGATCTATCGATAGGAGACCGGCCGCAAAGAAAGCCGCGAGGCAATCTTTGCTTGGTGACCCTGTACCTCGTTTTGAACTGACGAGGTAGGTAATTAAGGTCACCACGGCGAGTAACTTCAAGATAGCCTCCAACCGCTAAAGAAGCACAATCCGGTTCGTTGAAAACCGGTTCGTGTTTTTGAATTGGTTGGAGGGTCTTGTAGTTCCTACTTACCAAAGTAGTACGGATACCGGAAACCGGTCCGCACCACTCGGGTACGAAGAAAGTGTCCCCGTTTATATAGCTCTTTAGCAGCTCGAAAGTGCCCCACAAGAAAATATCATGTCTTGCGGACCACTCAAGGAGCTGGTTGATAGCTACGTAAACGTCAGCGTTGTGTCGGAGTGATTTAATGTAGAAGGGTGTAACGTCGTACCCTTCAAAATAATCACCTCCGCACGATTCGCGGAAAGGGCCACTCTTGAAGCTCTTATCATGGTTAATGACAAGACCGACAGACTCAAGTGTTTGGGTAATGCCCTCATATTCCTCAGTAGGAATGATGATGTCGTCGCCAAAAACGCAAGTCTTGTTCCAATCCACGTGAAGATTACGAGTATTACCGTAATTTGCACGCCAGCCGTATATCAGAGCCACAATTGTTAACGTCATTAAGGGAAAGGTAAAACCATTCCCCATAGTCGAAAACATATGAAGCTTTTCGTACGACAGGTCGGGTAGTTCCGTTTCGTGGACTCTTATAGAATCCAAGATATGAAACCACTCTTTTGGATGGGTCGCTCGAACTAGACTAGGCAAGATCATATTGCTTGCTTCGGAAAGATCTAAGGTCGCAAAACGACCGTCGATGCTACCGAGGCGCGCAAAAGCCTTATTACGAGGCTGTTGCGTGCGTATGTCCAAGCCGACGTGACGGAGAGCCCCTTCGTAATAATGACCTGCAGCGAGCTGCAGAGCCATATTACCTATGGGTTCCATCCCGATAGTTCGAAACTTCTCTTCGTTTTTCCGAACAGTTGACAACCTTGAGCCCCTACAAAGAAACGGCTTACGTTCACCCATGTACCTATCATTCAATGAAAGATACGGGTGAGCCGCCCTTAATTTTTGTAGCAGGGGCAGAGCAGCGCTTGTAGTATCCCACGCGGCTAAATGTTTCTCTACGGGATGTGCGGCATGGCCGGAGGCGCAAGCACCTGGACCATAACCCCACATATCATAAAGGACCATAAAGTCGTACGGGATCTGGATGCACGCTTGATTCTTTGAACTCGTAAAGTTCTCAAGGGCCTTCGTAATGAAGTACCTTGCGTCATTTAGGATCAAAGGGTCAGCGGTATCAACGTTATCCTGAAGGCCATAGTTAAGATTCAAAAAATCTTGGACTGTGTCGACAGAAAGGTTGATAGCATCAAACTTAGCTTTCTTGCGAAGGCGAGTTTTCAAGCGATCTATTGCGAATAACCGTTTTTGGTCATTTACAACAATAGACGAAAGCTCGGATGTCAGCTTGTCGAATACCGACGAAAGCCGGGAATCGTTCAAAGACATAGGATAACTCCTAATGTAAGCCACCTAACAGTGGACTTATAGAGCGAAAATAGTTGAGACTTGTTAGGTCACAACACGCCGGTGGTCACGGTGTCGGCAATGCCAGAACTCTGTTGGTTCAGAATTCCGACATGCGCAGACAACATGGCCTTCAACTCCTCAGGTTCGTAAGTGTCCGTGCCAGCAGGGGCGTCAATGGTCGTAGTGATACGAGCCACTTGCGCAGTCTGATTGGCGGCGGGCACTGCACCCTTGCGGGTGACGAGCTTGTAGGTGTTGACCGGAACGCTCCGAACGATCCCCGTCGTCGGATTCGCCGCGGGCAGGGGTTTCAAGACCTGCGGGCGGAAGAAGGTGCTTGTGAACGGTTTCGAAACCGAATTCACATCCACACCAGTTTGCGTACCGCCAAGAGCACTAATGGCATATTGCTTGCCATTGATGTTCGGAGGCGTATCAGCAACGATGGTGTAGGTCGGGGCGGTAAAAGCCGCGATCGCAGCACCGGTGACAGGGGAAGTTGGCGCAAAAGCCATGATGAACCTCACGTAGAAACGTGTTTCTTTCCTAGCACAGCTGCTAGGTTAAGAAGTTTGCTGACAGAGTGCAACCCGATCTCGTCGAGAGATTTGATTCTCAAAGATCTGACCGGAATTGCGGCGAGTTTAAGGCGTTGGAACTCGAAATATTCGTACTTATGATCAGTACAGTTACTAGCAGTTATGCGAGTAGCCGTATTGGTAGGAACGAATTTATACGACACCTGGCCTTTCACAGAGACACGTCTATTCTCAACCACATAGACTGTGGTAAAGGGATCGACGCTGAAAGTATCTTCTAAGAAGGTACCAACAGTCCCAAAGTAATCAGCGACCCAGGAAAACGCAGACAGTTCCCATAAAGCAGGAACGAGGTCTGGAACCGTTATCCCGAGTTGATCAAAGATACCGTAATTATTTGCCGACTCAATCTTAAGATTGACG